CCCCCAGCTTTGCTGGGGTGCAACCATCGGGTAGAGATACCCTCTGTTAGTGACTATACATTACGAAAGGAAATTCGCTTATGATTGTTCCTCGTGGGCCTAAAGTGGCCCATAAGTCAACCGCTATACCTGATCGGTCGATCACAGTGCCCAAAGGTTATGAGTATTACTCACCAACCAATGTGCTAGTGGCTTCCGGTACACCCGAAACGTATGATATACGTAAGGATGGAGTTTCAGATATAGCATACACAAATCGTCCGAAGGGTAGTTTATCTACTCATTCGAACTTTTGTTTACATAAGCGTTCCGTATCTTTGTATGCGGGCGATCCGTCGCAACCGCAGATCATAAATGATTTAGGACATCCAGGCTACTACTATAAGTATTGGCATGGACATGCCCTTGCAAAGACCGGTTTCCTAGCTTCCGTTACAGCAGCGAATGCGGCCTTGGGTTTAACTCAGGGTCCTCAGTTTCTGTACAACGGAGCTCAAGCTTGGATCAATAGCGCTGCGCTAAAGACCAGGCCTGACCTGACGAAGCTCGATTTGTTCAATCTTGCGACTCAGTCTGCTGGGTTGTTACATGAGAACGTCGAGTATCTGACCAAAGGTCTTACCTCTGGTTTTGATTTAACGGGGTCTTACAAGGCTCTGTACTTCGAATGGAAGCGTAATGCATCTATTGTGAAGAATCTTGGTGGTCAGTTCCTTGGATACAAATTTGGGCTAGCCCCTGATATAGGGGATCTCAATGCTGCGTCCGCTGGGTTACTTTCCTTCAGGAAGAAGCTAGATGCGTTTAAGGCAAACTTTGGTAAGAATCTTCATACCAGAGTTTCAATCCTTAACGATACTGTCACAAAATCGGGCCTTCTTCACTCTGCATCTCAGCAGAATGATGTTTGGTCTGCTACGCTTAGTAGCAAAGTTGATGCTTACCTCTATTATCACGTCGAAAGGATTGATTCTTTCGGGGATATAGATGAAACCTACCGTGCTTTGTTAAGCACAGTTGGTTTAGAGCTTAACCCGCGCGTGGCCTGGGACGCTATACCCTTTTCTTTCGTTGTTGATTGGTTCTTCAACGTTGGAAAGGTTTTAGAGCGTTTCAAAATCCCTGCGCTGGAACTTCCGATTTCTTACACTGATTCTTTTCTTCAGTTTAAGCAAACAGTACACATCGAGTCGAGGACTGCTATTGATGTTGGCTCTGCCATATCAACGTCCTCCACGTGGCCGGGGTGGACTAGCGATCAAAGTACCTTTGTACGCTACCCCATTTTTCCTGATTACTCTTACCTTTCTGGTTTGGGTTTCAGGATACCGACTGGAAACCAGGCGATACTTTTAGTCGCTCTTGGTGCTTCTTTGAAGGGGTAGGTTTTTCCTACCTCCTTAAAGGAGCTTGCACCAATTTCGGTGTCAAGCAATGCATGGTAGCTTCCATGTTCTTCATCTTTAGATGATGCAATAACAATTGCAGCAAAAGCCCCTTTTGGGGTGGAGCCTCTGCCTATGGCACTTGCAACAACTCAGTCCCTTTCCAAAGACTCTGCGACTGATGTCGATACAAACGTAACATCGTTTGTCGCTCAAGCGCAAGATCTCGGTATCTCAGTCTTTTCTGTCGCGGGGCTAACGCTCCCGGCAGCAAAGCTGCTTACCGTCTCCCATGAGATTGGAAAGAACGGAGAACAACGGAAGTTGGTGAAAATCGATCGAACTGAGGTCGACACCCTTCTCGTTCCTGCAACGGTGTCAGTTAAACTGACTATCGTTCGCCCAGCCAGTACCGCTATCACGAATGCCATCATCCTTGAGGTTGTCAATCAACTGATTGATTTCCTTATCGAGGGTGGCAGTAATGCGAACGTTACTGCTATTCTGAACGGCGAGACTTAGATTCCTCGCATTCGGAGCGTATTAACGGCGGCTAACTCTACTATTGGTGGGGTTCATCGTTCACGTCTGTGACTGTGAGTGCTATTCGGCATAGGCTCTAGGAGACCGTCCATGAAAATGGGTGATCTGAAAAGCCTTCTCCTCTTGTGGGAGAACCTAGCGCAAAACCAGCGTTATCAACACTACGTTCAGAAGAAGGATCTTTCCGTCTTCAGAAAACGTGTTGAACATGAGGGTCTTCCGTTCTTGACGATCACTCTCCCTGGTATAGGGAGAGCGCTTGATAATTTCCATGCTACAACGGTGTGGAAATGTCCTTCTGGATTTGCATCCAGAGACTGGTTTCTTAGTGTTTGCAGCGATGCAAGTACCCTGATACCACCCTGGTCTTTAACTGGACCATTGGCGATTCCTGAGTTTCTTGGGAACGCTATCAAGTTTGCGTTGAGCGGAGATTCCCTAGCCGTAGATTGCGTGCGTCAGTTAACGTACGTGTTCTATAAACTGGAGGGAGCTGATGATGGGTCAGGACACGAACAATTCCTGGTCAATTTTCGAAATATTGACTCGGGTCTTGTTGATCTTAGTGGTGTGGAAGATAATAATACTCTTCGCATCTTAGATCACATGAAACGAATAATCTCTAGGGTTCTTGGAAACTCGAACCCCAGAGACATTCGTCCATGTCATGGTGGCGGGTCTACCGCCTGTCGGACCGAGAATTTTCAAAAATGGTACAAGCGTGACTATTATGCCAAGCTTGATGCTGTTTTTGATTATTCTGAGTACTTCTTTTTTTCACCTACTCATCTTGTTGATGATCTGGTGGATCTAGAACAGGCTCCTTCTGTCGGCTGTCCTAGGGCACGCGTTGTATTAGTGCCCAAGGACTCTCGCGGGCCTCGCGTAATATCATGTGAACCCTCTGAAATGATGTATATTCAGCAGGGTCTCATGAATTTGCTCTACGAGACCATTGAGAACCACCCACTTACCTCTGGTCAGATAAATTTTACTGACCAAAGCATCAATCGCAACTTGGCGTACCTATCATCTATTGATGGTAAGATGGCCACTATTGATTTGAAAGATGCTTCCGATCGTGTCTCGCTCTCCTTGATTCGTCGGGTTTTTCCCGAGAACTGGGTGGAGTGCCTCGAAGCTTGTCGCTCTGAGGAGACGATACTTCCGGATGGTGTTGTGGTTAAACTCAACAAGTTTGCCCCTATGGGTAGTTCTTGTTGTTTTCCGGTTGAGGCTCTAGTGTTCTGGGCTTGCGCCCAGTCCACTTTACACCTACAGTATGCGGATAAGAGTAGATCTTCCTCCCTTTACGGGAGAAGGATTCTTTCGCCGTTTTCTGTATATGTGTATGGCGACGATATCATAACACCTAGCCATGTAGCTGGTTATGTTATGGAGGGATTGGAACTAATTGACCTTAAGGTCAACCGGGAAAAATCCTTTGTGTGTGGTCCTTTTCGAGAATCGTGCGGGGGCGACTACCATATTGGTATGGACGTAACCCCTGTACGCCTCAAAAAGAATCTCACTAATCGTGGTACCGGTGTTGTGGCTTGTGCCGACTTCTTGAATTCTTTAATCAAGAAGTTCGGGGTTGATACCCTCTCTTCTCTAATACTTTATGTAGAAGAGATGATTGGCTATGTCTTCCCGAGGACTGAGTTATCCCTTCCAGGGACTTTGAACTCTCCCCCTCGCATTAGTAACGATGTTTTCTTCCGGAGACGGTTTAATAACGATCTCCAGAGGTACGAACATCGTGTGCTCGGGCTAAGTTGTCTCGTCTTACAGAGACACCCTCCCTGTTGGGAGGAGCTCCTTAGGAAGGAGTTGCAGCGTGAGCATGTCAACACTGTCCAAGATCCCTATTCGCATTGGTCCAAGACCGTCGATGCGAGTTTAGATCCTGGTGAGTATGCTGACACCCATTCAGCGTTCCAAAGTTGGGGCTGGGCATGGTTAGGTTAACCATGTCGGTGATGGTTGGGCTACCCTAGTTTTTTGGGTAGCCCAGTTTTACCATTATGAGGGAGGGC